GTAGACAGGTCGATGTTATCCCCTACGATTTTTGGACATCGAAAATGCTTCCTTTCGGAGTTCCCATCATTTGCTACACCGAACAGCTTTTCGGATTCCGGGACTGTAATCACACGGGTTTCCGGGTTGATTTCAAAAATGTCGTTGACCGGTTCGACCACCGATGCTGCTAATGCTTCTTCTACGGTCATGACTGTCTCACCTCCACTTCGTTCGTTGTGATTCTGTACCCTTTTCTTTCTCCTACCAGATATACTTTCCAACGTTTATATCCCGTAATTTCGTCCGGTACGGCACATTTGCCATTCACAATCGGGACAGGATATTCTTTGTCGTACCGCAAAAAGACGGCTGCTTTCTTGCAACCGTCCCACTCTCCGTCGAAGTTATATGCTGTGTACAGATAGCCTTTCGTACCAGCAATTAATCCGGAAAAGTCTCCGTCCTTGCTAAGATTCTGGCCAGCCACCTTAAACTGTAATGTTCTCATTTATGCCTCCTTCGGAAAAGCGCACCAATTAATCATAATTGACACGCTCGAATCATTCCCGTTAACTGTACGAATTACGCAGCTACTGGTGCCAGTGCTTAAAACTGCTGCACCAAAAGTTTTGGTGTTCTGCGATCCACCGGAAAGAGATATCACTACGACAGGCGCTTTCGAAAATGTTTTGCCGAATTTCACAGTAGTATCTTTGTAAGAATTTGCCCTGGTTTCGATGATTGGTGTGGTTCCGTAAATTGGTGTTTTATTAGTCAGTTTCTTGTCAACGGACTCAACCAACAGCTTTAGTTCTTCCGCCGTTGGTTTCAGTTTAAACATCTGCTCTACCGCTACTATACTCAGTCCCTCTATCTTTACTCTGTACAGTGGAAGTTCCCTTGTCTTTCCGCCGGTATATATATCGTCTTGTGCAAGCTCTGGATCTGTAGCAGTCTCTCCGGCCGTTCCCTGAATCACTTCACAAGTCATGGTATCAATTCCACCAGTACCAGTGGTTTCGAATTTCGCTACAATAATGTCGTTTCTATTTTTTTCCGACTGTCCATTCATAATCTCGCAATCTTCATATTCTCCATACGGGATTCTTGCCATATGTCCACCCACGCAGATTACTCCGTCCGCCACTCTTACTTTATTGTTGCTAAGTATGGTTGCTTTACAAGCCTGCCCAATAGTAGACACACCGTCACCGCCAAATATTGCCTGATATACAGCTGCATCATCTTCCGCATATATATGTGGCTCGGCTTCCGGTGCTGTGTTAACCGTTATTCCTTTCATTCCCGCCATTTACTCATCTTCTCCTTTCACGCTGTAGTCAATAGTTGCCTTCCCGTCCTGGATCTTCAGGATCTTTTGTATGACTGGTTTGATAACCTGCGTATCCGTTATAGCATCGTAGCCGGATACTATATCGCCAAGCTCCAGATCTATATCATCAACTGTCATGGTGCATTTCTTGTAGTTCTGCAGTTCTTTCAGTTTTTTTCTTCCATCCTCTTCGAGTTTTTCTTTGTCCGCACCGGAATAATCATATACCGCCTCTATTTCTTCTAGGCCTTTATAATATTGCGTTTTTCCGATCGTTCCGTCTTTCTGTACGTACAGGTGTAAGACGATTCTGTCCTGATTCTCGCCTCGTCCAGCACATACCAGATGGTTTACGCCATTACGGTTATCTCTTACAGTTACATGTATGCCATCTTCCTGGCTGTACTCCAGATCCTTTGAATAATCTTTAATCTGTGCTGCCCGTACTGTTACATAACCATATTCCAGTCCCTCTGGCTGTACGTAACAGATCTGTAACCTGCATCCATAATTGTCTACCAGCTTCTGCAGGGCATCATAGAGCGTCACGTAGCGGTCGACCCGCCAGTTATTCACTGTTATCCCTGTATCTGCTTCCGGAACGACAAAGAGACCGCCAAAGCGATCTCCTATCAATCTTCTGATTACTGTATTTAATTCTCCTGACAATGTCAGATGGTCTTGTCCGGCCGGTGGCTCAATCACCTTGTACTCCAGCATTCCTCTCCATGTTCTTCCACGCAGTGCAACTTTTCGTGTACCGGATATAGATTCGATGTCTCCAACAATTCCCCCATACTCTGTTCCCGGAGCGAATATCCGGCATCTGTATCCCATGCGTTCAGTGTCATAATCTGACACCGCTATCGTGACCTCGAAATCATTTGTGTTTCCAATGTCCATATCTGCCTCCGCACTATCGCACAGTTCTCCGCATTCTTCTCCGGTCGGTTTTGTCGTTATGAAACGAATTTTTGATATTGTGTCTTCTAAGGTGTGGCTGTCCATTTCGGTATACTCCTTTCTTCGATTACAGTAATGTCAAATTCGAATTTTCCCGTCCAGGATACCATCTGTCGCCCCGGCTGAATCTTTTGGAAGAATTCTCTTCCTTTGCTCTTGCAGTGGTATGCGTTCATCTCTTCGCCATTCTTCAGTACTTTTGCGATAGTTCTGGAACGGCTGTCAATTCGGAGATATTCTCCTGTTTCCAATGTAATATTGACCAGATATGTGTTGCTTCCTATCGTAACTTGAGGATTGACAACTGGTCCGTAAATAATCATTTGAAAATTTGATGATGTATAATTCGGATTAATAAGGTAGTTGCTCGTCATTCCGTTCGCATATCGATACGGATATTTTCCCGGATACCGTTTATTATCACTAGACGTGATTCCATAGCTGTGAAATGTATATGTTTTTTTGCCGATCCAGTAAGACGTGAACGCTTCTACTGTAGCGTCCACATCTACTGTATAGAATATCTCATCGTACTCTTTCGGATTTAATTCTGTTATATAACATTCCAGATAATAATCTCCCACCCATAGTTTTCCAGGCTTTTTTTCAATGATGTCTATATCTGTTATTTCGTTCAGCTGGTCCATTACATCGCAATATTCTTCTTTTGTATCCGCGTATACTTGCAATGTTATTTTTTTGCTCATTCCAGTCCTATAGAATTTATCCAACTTTTTTCTATTTGCATTTACATTTTCCGTTGCGGAATATTTCCACTCTTTCCCGTATAATTCCGTAATATCCTCGATTACCACTGGCCAGTTATCCAAATCCATCCTGGTTCCATTATTATTTTCATAATATATCATTCAGTAACCTCTCTTATCACTCGTCCAAATTCTCTGCCATTGTATTCCACAGTAGTATGTACTTTTGCCATAGCCATGGCAAGTCTGTCATAGTCTATTGGATCTCTTTCTGTTCTCTGTAATCGTTCCAGTCCTCTCTCAACAGCATCTGCTACATACGTCTGGAGTACTGTGATCGGCGTGACTGCTTCTGGTCCTGCTTCGCCTACCCCCTGCCATCCGAGACGGGTAGGGAATATGGTAGGTTGGTCGAATATCGCTCCTTTTGCGCGCCAGGCGATACTGAAATGTGGTACTGATGGAGGTGTCAAAGAAAATTTTCCTTCGATATTTATGTGCGGCAGCTTTAAGTCTGGAAGTTTCCAAGAAAAATGAAAAGCACTCTTAATAATCGATATCGCATTTTTCACCGCGTCTCGTGCGCCGTTAATTCTAGTGGTGATTCCACTCTTAATTCCTTCGAATATACTTATCGCCATGCTTTTTGCACTGTTAATCGGTCCCGTAATATTGCTTTTTACAGTTTCGAATCCTGCCTTTGCCGATGTTTTCACACCATTTATTCTTGTGGTGATTCCACTCTTAATTCCTTCGAATATACTTATCGCCATGCTTTTTGCACTGTTAATCGGTCCCGTAATATTGCTTTTTACAGTTTCGAATCCTGCCTTTGCCGATGTTTTCACACCATCTATTCTTGTGGTGATTCCACTCTTAATTCCTTCGAATACGCTTACAACCATCGTAAATGCGCCGCTGATTGGAGATATGATATATGTTTTCACAAGTGTAAATCCGTTTAACACTATTGTGGCGATCGTATCTATAACACCACTGATTCTCACACTTATTTCATTCCATACCTGTATAACTGTATCTTTGCAGTTCACCCATATGAATTGGAATGGTAATGTGATAATCTGGAATGCTGCCGATATTATTTCTCCAATCAACATAACGCCAACCGTTATTATATTACCGATTGTTTGGAATATTCCCGATACTTTTTCCAATATCGATGCAATTCCATCACCCACAATGCCGGTGATTATTTGTAATGTATTCGAAATTTTTTCTGCAATACCCGTAATTTTTTCTATGACACCGCTTATAAACGTATCTATGCCACAAATATGTATTAAAGTTCCGAAGAAACCTACAAGTCCTGAAGCAAATCCATCCAGTGCACCTGTTATTTCTCCCCATAATCCACTAAATACTTCTACAATGCCTGTCCCAAACAATTTCAGGCCTGCTTTTGCCAGATCTATATCACCAGTGAACACTCCAACTATCATATCGCCCAGTCCAGACAGTATATCTATAATTCCTCCGACCGCGCCAATTAACGGTTCAATCATGTTTAAGACAGCACCAAAACCTGCTGCCAGCAGTCCGATCGCCGGTACCAAAACTGCTGCCAAAATTGCGCCGATCGCCTTAAATAGATTTTCAAGCCCAGACAGCTTATCGCTCAGTCCGGATATTGCACTTTTTATTCCGCTTAGTTTTTCATCAATATTGATTCCGTCTAGGAACCCTGTGATAGAACTTTTTACAGTGTCAATAATTCCTGTTATGAAATCTCTGAATGATTCGCTTTTATTCCATAAGAGAACCATTCCAGCCACCACTCCGGCTATTGCAGCTGTTACTAATAGAATTGGTCCTAGAGCCACTCCTCCAGCCCCTGCCATCGCAACTCCAGCTCCTTCTGCGGCTGTTCCAGCTTCCGCTGCCGCTACTGCAGTTCCGGCAAAAAGCCCGCTTATTTTTGCTCCGAGTCCAATAACCGAAGATATTCCGATAGACACCTTCCCGATGCCGATCAGCAATGGAGACAATACCGCAACTATTCCCGTGATGCCGAGTATCATTCTCTGCTGTCCGCCGTCCAGATCATCAATTTTCTGTGCTAATCCTGTGATTTTCTGTGTCCCTTCCGCAATCATCGGGAGAAAGATATTCCCAAGGGTGATTCCGGCATCATACAGGTTGTTCTTCATGATCAACAGCTTTGATGCGGTCGTTTCATATCGTTTATTTGCCTCATTGGTTAATGCCGTATTTTCTTCCCAGGCGTTCTTTCCGGTGTCGATCGCGGACGTAAATACATCACTTGCATTCGCAGATCTTAGTAATGCATCACGCATTCTCGTTTCTGTGATGCCCATATCATTTAAGACTTTGATAGCGGAGTCGCTTTCTCCTCCGCATTTTGAAAGACCTTCGATGAATGCTTCCAGTGCGCCTGTAGCGTCTTCCTTGAATCTCTTGGAGAATTCGCTGGTGCTCATTCCAGCTACGTCCGCCCAGTCCTTTAACGAATCACTGTTAGTTTCTACAGCAAGCTGCATTTCAATTAATGCTTTACTGAATGCCGTACCGCCCGCCTGTGCTTCCATTCCAACTGAACTTAACGCCGTAGCAAGCGCAAGAATGTCAGATTCTGACATTCCTACCTGTGTACCCGCAGATGCAAGGTTGGTCGCCATGTTCATAATGTCTGCTTCAGTAGTGGCGTAGTTGTTACCCAGGTCTACAATGGTGCTTCCCATCTTCTTATATTTTTCATCCGCACTCATAGAGGTGTCTGCCGCCAAGCCGGTAATATTTGCGAATTTCGCAATAGATGTTGCTGCATCTTCTGCCGACAGGTTGGTAGAATTACCCATGTCGATCATAACGCGGGTAAATCCTAAGACGTCCTGAGTCTTAATGCCTAACTGTCCGGCAGCTTCTGCAACCTCAGAAATCTCCGTTGTAGATGCCGGAATCTCTTTTGCCATTGAGCGGATCCCGTCTTCTAACTGCTGGTAGCTATATACACACTTTCCATTTGTGTCAAATACTTCGTCCGATGTCTTTTTGACACCTGCGAAAGCGGATTCAAACTGCACTGCTGCTGTCCCGGCTCCGGCCAATGCTCCGGCCGCCGCCGTGCTGGCTACTTTCAGGTTCTGGCCAACTTTTTCTGTCCCTTCGCCGAATTTTCCAAGTCCCTCGCCAAATGACTGAATGGCTGTCTTTTGATTTCTTAATTCCTCTGAAGTCTTCTTGATCTCATTCCGGATCTCTTCCTGTTTGATCTTGGATTCCATCAGTTCTGTTTTTAATTCTGCGTACTTTTCGGAATCCTCTCCAACTTCCCTGGCGCATTCATCCAGTGCATCCCGCAAGATCTTCGTCTTGTCTGCAGCTGCTTTTGATTCCTGTCCAAGAAGTTTCTGGCGTTCTTTCAAGAGGTCTGTTTTATTCTTTGCTCCATCCAGTTTTGTTTCGTTCAGCTGTAGTTCTTGATCCAGTTCCCGAATCTTACTATCTGCCTGTCCAACAGCTGTTCTTAGCTGTTCTTCTGCTTCCGCTTGTTTCTTTGCTTCTTCTGCTGCTTTCAGCTGCTCCGCAGACAGCTGTGTCTCTGCGTTTCTTTGTTCTTCCAGTTTTGCAGATGTCTGTGAGAGTTCTTGTGAGATAGCCTCCTGTGCTCTTTTTGCGTCCGCAAGTTTTGCACTCCAGTTATTCGCTTCAATCGAGTTTTCCCCGAATATGGCTTTTGCTGACTCCATTTTCCCGGTCAACAATTCTACTTTCTGGCTGCTTGCTTCCAGCTCTTTCTGTAAGAGTTTCTCTCTCTTTTCCAGAGTGTCTGTTGACTCTCCGGTGCCTTTCATTTGTGTTTCGTTCAGTTTTAGTTCCGCACGTAACGCTTTCAGTGACGATTCTGCCTGTTTTAAACCGCTCGTCAGTTCTTTCGTATCCGCCCGGAACTTCACGCTTGCTTCTCTGTTGCTTAATCAATCACCCTCTCTCCAACATCTGTTCTTCTGCATATGCCTTCCACGCTTCATATGCATATTTATCTTCCAGGATCGTAAGCAGGGAATTATATTCCGAATACCAAAACAAATCCTCGCTGATTCCATTCATAATCACGTAATAGACGTACATATCTTCCACGGTTTCAATTTCGAACCGTGGAAGTCTTAAATAACCTTTTGCTTTCTTACGTGTTACTCTTCGGAATCCGTCCCGGAATCCTGCTTTTTTGACGGCGAATACATCTCATTAATCACTTCCATGTTCTTTCTCCAGTCCTGGTCCATATTTTCGAAAAACTCTGTAAATGACATGCAATCTTCGTCCTGATTTGCATTTTTGTAGGCAGCATACAAAAATTCCGCTACTTCAAGTGCGTCTTTATCATTTACACCTTTTACTAAAACCTTACTTAATGTCTCATACGATTTTTTATCGCTTTTTCTTAATGTCAACATAAGAATAGGAGCGGTGGACATTGCCACACACTCCCCATTTGTAAGTTCGTATTCCTCATAATTAATCTTAGGATTCTTCATCTACATTTTCCTCCTCGCCAAGAATGCGTTTGATCAATTCTTCTTTTTTGCCCATGGAATCAGCTCCCATTTCTTCTGCTTTCTTTCTCAACTCGTCTACCTTCATCTTTTCGAGTGTAGATCTGGTAAACTCGTTCGGAGCTTCTTCTGGTGTTTCTGTCTTTTCTGATGTTTCCGGATGCTCTGTAGCTTCTGCTTCTGCCTCTACTGCTCCAGCTTCTGGTTTGGTCGCTTCCGATGTCTGCACCTCTTCCGTCTTCTCTTCTACCTTTTCCACCAGTCCGTTCTTTTTGGCATTGATTTCATTGTATCTTTCTTCTGACATCTCCACAATTTCACCCGTGAACCGGATGTCTCCTGTGTATTTGTCTCTGAATTTCTGTTTTACTTTTACTTTCATGAATTTCTCTCCTTACGCCGCTACTGTAGTAACAAGTTCTCTCGAGAACTCTTCCATCCACTTCTGTTTTACGGTATCATCTTTCAGGTCGTTCACAACCGCTTCATATAAGCCTTCGCCGTGTTCATCCGGCATGACTGCAATTTCCAATTCCAGCATAGCGATATCTTCTGAGTCATTATCCACAGATCTCGACAATGCCGTCTGGATTGTACAGTTTGGATAAGCCTTGAATTTTTCATTGTCGTCCTCGTCCAGAATTAACGCTGTTACACACGCTACTGCGTGCAGTGAATTTGACCCGTAGGCGATTACTCCGTCTTTTAACTCTGCGCGGATCATTCCGTACAAGTCTGCCAGCATATCCTGTGGAGCATATGCAGAAATTTTCAGTGTTCCGTTACCCGTTCCTTTTGTCCTGGTCTTTAAGGTTTTTGAACCACAGGACTTCGTTCTGGTTTTACATTCCATTTCCTCTTCTAATTTTCCCACGCAATCCAGAACGTCTGCCTTTGTTGCAACTCCGATCCGGATTCCAAGCTTTTTAATTTCGACTTCCGTGAAGTCTGTTTCTCTGATTCCAGCCATTTTATGTTTCCTCCAATCGTTTTACCAATTTATCGATTACCCCGTTCACAATCTCATCCCCGGCTTTTTCAGCACCATGGAACATGAACTGCTGATTTCCTCGGTGATGTCTTGTATTTGATCCATCGTCCGGAAAGTACAGGTAATGATAGTTGCCTTTTGTGTATACCTTTACTGCAAGATTCTCTCCCTGTATCCGGAACGGATCGGTCTGTGAGGCTGCTGCTTTCTTTCCGTTCCATGTTCTGCCGGATACCGGCAAGATTGCCCGGATATACTCTTTTATCTTTTTCCCGCCCTCATTTGCCAAATAATCGTTTATAATTTGTTCCGCAACAGATCTGTCGGAAAATTTTTCAATCGTTTGTGCGACCTTATCAAATTCTTTTGCATCCAGGTAAAAATAACTCATCGGCTACACCTTTTTTCCGTTTTTCCAAATTCCATCGTGCAGATTTCTACAGTGCACTCTCCTGCTTTCTGCACATAATCGTATGCCGTGTCGGTATCTGAGATTTTGAATCCAAGTGTTTTCATCTTTTCGATCACCTGTTTCTCCAAGTCTTCTGGGATGTACTCTTCTTTCACTATCGCAACGAAATAACGCCTGGTTATTCCACCCTTGCTTTCTGACTTTCCCGTTCTTCTTTTTCCGAACACGATGCAGTCCCAGTTCTCGCGTCCTTGGAACCTTCCGGCACCGTAATATACATCCGGCACGATCTCTTTTAAGGCTTCTTTAATTTTGTCTTTCAATTTTCCTTACCTCTTCCAGATAGAAATACAACTCACGGTTTTTCTTATCGTGATCAACGTAGATAATCGCATAGATCACATTATTAATTACCACATTATAATCGCTATCCGGTGGTATAAGATCCGGGGTTGCTATCTTAGTTGTCAGATTTGCTCCGTGCTGTTCGGCAAATTCAATGTCTTGCTGTCTTTTTGACTTTTCTGTGAAACACAAAAAGCCCAGATATTCTAAATCATCTAGGCTTTTTACATTCTTTTCCACGTCTTTTTTGCGATAAATTTCGGCAACTCCATCCCCGTAATCATTCAAGATATTCCTCGCCATATTTTACCTCGTATTTATGTCTTGCTGTAATAATATCGTTTCTGTAATTCTTATCGAATTCACATGCTATCTTGTTCCACGCATACCAGCTATACTTTAGTAGCAGCATTCGGGCGAATCCCGGTTTCGTAAAATCCATTTGATCATCTTCATGCATTCCAAGTTTGTGCATCATTATTCCAATGGCATCTTCCGTTATATCCGTAATTTCCTTCTCTGTATCATCATTCGCCCAAGTTATCCGGCATTCTCTTTTTACTGCTGCTACAAGTTTTGCTTTTTCTTCTTCGCCCATAGCTTATGCCGTTACAACGGTATCCGCAGTTTTTACAGTTACATATGCCGGATCCAGTTTGCTAATGTCCAGGACAATCGCTACTGTGTTATCGTATGGGCGGCCATTTCCGTGAAGCTTAATCTTATATGTTCTCGCATCCTGAAGGAACTTGAATTCGTCCGAATATTCAATTTTTCCGTCTTTACTTTCACCAAGCCCGAAGAAATACTCTTCCGGCAGACACAGGATAGCCTGTCCGGTTTTCACTTCGTTCGATCTCACAACTTCTGTCGGGAACGGGAATAAATCTCTGGCGTATGTTCCGCCTGTTGTCAGTGCCGTAGTTGCCGGCATGATCTTGTTGAGGTAGTCTACCTGGTTGCAGATCATCAGCACTTCGTCAAAACTTCTCATACGTCCTTTTTCTGTGACTGCCAATTTTGCCACAAGTGGTCCATAATTTGCCGGGAGGAAATTTGTTACCTGGATTGCTGTTTTTTCCGGATATCCGGTGGATGTCGAAAAGCTTACTCCTTCATGGATATCTCTGTTCAGTCCGACCGGTTCATCTTTTCCACTTCCTGATACGATTGCTTTTTCGAGTGCTACATATAACGCCTCTTTCAGGATGGTACGGATATAGTTATCCAGGAATGAAGGTCCGAGATCCAACATATCCTTTGGGATTACCGCATAAGCTGTCAGCTTCAGCAATGTAATCTCTACGCCCTTAAATGCAGATTCAATCTCCTGTGTAATCTCGCCATTAATCTGTCCCCAAGCTGCTTTCTGTCTTGTGTGATCATTTAACAGCCATTTTGTGAGATATTTTACATTTTGGAATGTAATCTTTTCTAACAATGGATGTTCTTCCAGCAGATTTCTGTACACATCCTCGATAATAGTTTCCGGCATTCCGCCATCCGTTGTAATCAGATCTGTGAACGCCTGTTTCGGATCACTTGCCTTTCCGGCTTTTGCAAGGTTCTGATAGAACTCTGTCTCTTCGCTCGTAAGCTGTCTGTAACCTCTCTGAGCAAGTACATTTGTATCAGTGTTGTACATTTCAAAGTCTGTTCTCACCTTTTCTGTGATTGCGTCAATTACCTGCCCCCAGGCTTTCTTTCCTTCCTCTTCGTTTCCGCTCTGCAGTGCGCTCTGCAGTGCTGCCACCGCTTCTCTCTGTCTTGTGTCTGCAATGTTTCCTAACATTCTTTTTCTCCCTTCTTTTTACATTGAAAACATGTTTAAAAATGTCTGCATAGAGACATCTTTTTCTTCTTTTTCCGGCTTTGTCAGTTCTTCGAATTCTTTTAACTGATTTGAAAAATTTGACCGTTTGATCTTGTCTCTCATTTTTTCAATTTCCTTTGAGCACTGCATAGCCTCATCAATCTCTACCGTAGTTCGTCCGGCAACCTCATCAATCACCCCAATCTCCAGAGCCGTGTCTGGATCAAGCAGTGTCTCTTTATCCATGATGTCTTTTAACTCCTCTTCTGTGATCTTCCCGCCGCATCGATTCATGAAAAGAGATCTGGATGCTTTCATCCAGGCATCCAACTTGTCTGCCTGGTTCCTGAGTTCGTCCGCATTGCCTATGGCTACCGTCCACATATTGTGAAGGACCATTCCTGTTCCCTCCCCCATCACGCGGTGATCGCATGCCTGGAGAATCGTAGCGGCGATACTGTTCGCTACTCCGTCCACATAACCCGTCTTGTATGCTTTGCAACGTTTCAGGTTTGTGAAAATGGCAGTTCCTTCTTTCACAGATCCACCATCTGAATTGATATACAGCTCAATAGTGTCAGAATCTGACACGCCCTCTAACAATTCTCGGAAATGGTTTGCCGAAGTCTCGGACTCGTCATATTCCAATGTCTTCCAGTTAAAGTCTCCTTTCGCTTTTACTTCGTCATACAGGTAGATTTTATGTACTGTTCCAACCTGCTGGTGTGCAAAGCAAATTCCACCGATCTTATTCATCCTCCTCACCCCCTTTCGCTGCTGTCCTTGTGCTGTCTGCTTCCCTGAAGTTATTCGTAACATAATACGTTTTGCTCCACGGTGTGTTTAATGGTACCAAACTTAATTCCTCCCTTGCTTCGTCTGTATTTATGATTGCTGAGCCGATCAGCTTCTCTACATTGGCTGCACTCTCAAACAGATCTCTGTGTTTGATTCCGCCCGTGTAGCACTGGTAATAATTCCCGTTCATGTACTCGTAGACGGTCGCACGCTTATTTAGTACTTCCGAAATGGTATTTGCCAGCGGATTTACCCCAAACGTCAGGAACACGTCACACACCTCTTTCAGGTTCGTGATATTTCCCATCATCATTGACATTGGAATTTTAAAAGCCTGTCCGACCATCTCAAAAATGTCTTTGCGTATATTCACGAAATCATCGGAGGTTTTCGGGGATTTTACTGATTCTTCTATCAGTTCCTCACCAGCATATTCCACATATGTGGCGTATTCATTTTCCATATAATCTTTGATGTTTTTTGCAATAACTTCTTTGAATTGTTTTTGGAATTCTTCATCCCCGGCTTTAATTGCATCTACCTTATACTTGAATTTTCTTCCATTCGTATCCTTGAAAGTTCTTGCTGCCGTTTCCAGGAGCTTCCCGTATTCCCGGTACACTCCATCGATCAGCGTCTGTGCACATTCATCCTCCATTCGGAATAAATACACTTCGTCCGCCCTGAACGTCCGGTTGAGCTGTAATCCCCCAGGCAACACAATACCGCCATAGATATTCCCGAGAACCGGCCTTTCCTGCACGATCGTGAAGTCTTCCGCGCAATGCAGTTCATCATTTATCTCGACCACCAGTGCGCCTTTCTTCGTTCGTGTCATTTTTCGGATTACTCTGTGCCAGAAATAATTGCTGTTTTCGTTTTTATTCGGTGCTACGTTCAGCAGGTAATAATCCTGATCTTTTACAGGTTTCCCCTTGTTGAACACTCTCATTTCTGCCATGCTGATTGCATTTGCCAGATAAGAGCTCGCTGTGTAGATTGCCAGTTCTTTATAATAGATCGATGCGGGGACAGGTATCACGACCGTCTCTGCATTCGTACCGGTAACCTTAAATACTTTTTCCAGGAAGTTTTTTACTCCCATGCTATGCCTCCTAACATACTGTTCCTATCCTGTTCTTGATAATTCTTCTTTGCTTGATTCTTTCTTCGTCCGTGACCGCTGCCACGAACGCCATAAAGCCGTCCGTTTTTCTGGAACGCCCTTCTATTTTTTCGTATGTGACGTTACCTTTCTTGTCCGTCACTGCTTTTACATTCCATGCATACCAACGCATGATCTTGCTGGTTCCCCAGGCAACCAAACCGCGTGCAAACATGTAGCCGATTACCGGTGCGACCTTCATCTGGTCACTTGGTCGGATCAGCTTCAGATTCTTCTTTTCGTCAGGGAATCCTATCTTCTTCAGTGCGTCTCTCATCCATGTCTGTCGGAAGTTGTCCATCACCACGGATTCAATTTTGTACAGCTTTGATTTTTCTGTCAGCCAGTCTGTTATATATTCTGGGTCAATCTCGACATCATTTACCATCGTCAGTACTCCTTCTTCTTCTGCTTCTTTCAGTGGATATTTTACTCTTGCCAGATCCCGTGATTTCGTGCACACCCACGTATGATGTATCCAGTAACGTTTGTTCTCAATTTTGAATAATAATCCAGCTACTACAAAGTCCTCTGTTTTTGCATAGTCAATTCCTGCTACACAGGAATGGTTGCGGAGATCTGGAAGACTTCTTGTCGCTTTTTCAAGATTCTCCCAGTCCGTCACACAATATTGTGTTTGTCCCGGCGGCCGGTTCATTCGTTTAGTCATAAAAGCGGTGTGATTTACCGGATCCAGCTTATATTCTTCGTATTCCATCCGCATTTCAGTTAAAAGCGTTGGAAAGTTTTTCAATGACGGGTTTGCTTTATGCCAGTTTTTTTCGTCATGTACTTCTTCTGGATCATCCAGCCAACAGATGAATGGCAATTTCCCGTTATCCGGTATTTCGCCTTTCAAGATTAACAGGCAGGTGTCCAGCAGTTCATCCAGTGGACCATCCCGGATATCTCCCTGTGTAGATATGACCGTTCGTCTTGGAAAATCTTTTTTTCCAAGTCCTCCTGTCGCTACCTCGATCAGGTCATAATCTTTATACGCATGATATTCATCAAAATCCACTTTCCCCGGTCTGCCTCCGTCTTTGGTTCCCGGAGCACGGGTGTGGTATTTGATTTCTGACCTTGTTTTAATGTTGGTGATACATTCCAAATTCCACTTGAACGAATTCTTAAAGAATTTTTCATTGTCCTCAAGAATATTATGTATATCCTTGAATGTTGTCCTTGCCTGTTGTTCTGATGTGGCGAATATGTCAATGTTGTATTCCCTAACTCCATTGACCGGTGTGATCAGTGCGAAGTCTTCAAACGCAAGATACCCATTCTTCCCCGCCCCACGTCCAACCAAGATGATCAGATACGGGAATCTTAGCTGTCCATCTTCTCTTTTGTACACACAGTTGTGTAATGCAAAGCAGAACTGCTCCCACGGTAACAGCTTGTAAGGGAAGTACTTTTGTAATCCCAGGTATCTTTCTAATTGTTTTTCATCTACATAGACATCTTCCTCCGTGAATACTTTTTCCACAAAATCACAAAGAAGCAGCTGTTCTTTACACACAACTGCTTCGTCGCTTCTTACGAATTCAATATACTGGTCAATCTGTTTACAGATCTTCATCGATTACTTCATTTCCTGTTGGTTCATCCGTCGTCAGTCCTAACTCCTTCAGGATGCTCAGCATCTGCTTTTCTACAGCCACCAAATCTTTTACGGACTGGTTCTGTTTTGTGATCTCGAATCCGTTTGCAGAAAGCGTCTTGTACGACACTCCACGTTCTTTTATGTCCTCTTGTAGAGCCTTTTTTGTATCAAAAAACTCCATATAATCATTAATTATGTCCAAAAAATGCTCCGTTTCTGCACCTTTTGCACGCAATTGTTTGATTAAACTGGTTTTAATTTTTTCTTTGATTTCGTCCATTTCACGGGCTTTTTTCGACTTTCGCGCCATATATTTCACCACCAACTTTTTTCCATTTTTATCACGCGCGAGTCAGCGCAGTTCAGGCGTGCCCCCTACCCGTTGTAAGCGTCCCCCACAGATTTAGGGTATAGGGGGTACCGGGGGTACCTTTGTAAAAAATTTTTCAGAATACATTCCATCCACATCGTCCAACACAATGAATCTGTTACAGCAGGACGTTCGAACCTCCAGAACCTTGTGTTCCTTCTCTCCGAACAGCTTCGCATATCCATATGCTATTGCTCTCCTGTATCCGTGTCCCGTAAACGTAACACGATCTCCAACCTTTATCTCTTCTTCTACCATCGTTCTTCATTCACCTGCTTCACCTTCCTGTACTTCATTCTTTCGTGCGCTCTGTCGTGACAGTCATGACAGAGTGGTATCAGATTCCTGTACTGCTTTCCTCTGTACTCATAGAACTCACACAGTGCAAGCTCCGGATGCGTCTTGACGTACTGTACGTGATGCACTGTCTCAGCTCTTGATACTTTTCCTTTCTCCTTGCACCACTGGCATTCATGATGGAACTTATCCAGTACATTGTTCTTTAATGCAATCCACTCTTTGCTCTTATAGAATCGGTACAGCTTATTCTCTTCTATCAGTTTCTTTATCTCTTGTTGTGTCCATTCCATAATTGCTGGAACAGGATTCGAACCTGTGTCCTCCGGCTATTAAGACCGGCGTGCTCCCTTTCCGCACCCTCCAGCTCCACTATAACCGGCAGTCACAACGTCTCTGATCTACCATCAATAACGTCTTGTGTCTGCCTTTGTAACAGCACTCCCAGTGATATTCTTTTCCCTGATCTGTGTAGATCCTTTTGCAGAACTCACAGTCTTTACACTTGGGAATCTGCTTCTGCCCTTCTCTTCTATTGCTCATATATCCAGGGCAACTTTCTTCTGCAGGACAATGTTCTTTCTTGCTAAGTTTCCAGTAATGTATGCAACCTTTATTCTTGCACGTAACTATCATAATTCCTCCACGCAAAAGAGCACCTGGATTTCTCCAAGTGCTCTTTCTTTATCCGTTATTTACTTCCTCGATGAACTCTTTCATCATCTTCGTGAGCTGTCCTGCGGCACTCACTCCCGCTTTCTTGCAGGCTTCTGCATATTCGTCCACAACTTCTTTCTTGAGTTTGTAGGACTTTGATACCCAGCCTGCCTTCTTCTCGTATCTTTTGGTGGCAATCGTCTGCGCTTTAGGATTCCCGACCGGCATTATCTTCCCTCCTCTTCTTAAGTTCCGAGGCTATATCTATCATCATGTATGCTGATGCAAGCATAAGCAATACACTACTATAGATGTTCTTTCCGGATCCAAAGAATATTACAATCGCCGCAAACAAAAACAATTCACTGAATCTTATTCTTTTCATATCCTGTCAGATGGGTTATAATCTTTACAAGAGGTAAGGGCTTTCGCCCTTTCCCCTATTTGAGAGCTGTAATCAAGCTTGCTAACCCTGTCAAGAATGTTCCGAGCGCAATCAGAAATTCTATCAGTAGCTTTATTGCAGTTCTCTTTTTCTTTCGTTTTTTCTTTCCCATCTGCATCTCACCTCCTTATGTATATATAATATCATATGGTGCACCATATGTCAACAGTTTTATGCTTCTTTTTATATTTTTATTAACTGCTGCCACCCTTCGGGTAAATATCAGCACCTCTGTTTTACTTCTCTATGCATAAAAAGGATGGCCACAATCTCTCGACTGCTGCCACCCTTCGGGTGAGTATGTCCTTTGTTCTTTTTTTCTTGATGTTACCATAATAACACACTTTCTTGTATCCTGAGTCCCCCTCTTTTTAAATTTTCTTTGACATCAGGTAATAGAACTTCCTCCTTCGCTCATAATACATCTTTTTCCCGCATGGAATCTTTTTGGAATCTCTTAAGTATCTATATGTTGCATAGTCTGTTGTAACCCCTTCCAGAATCCACGGATAGATTACTGCGTCTGCTTCGATTGCTGTCTGTTCAATCCGTTTACATTTTTCCTCCAGCTCCATACGTTTAATAGCCAGGTGTTCCGTCTGCGACGCCTGGCTTGGACTTCCTTTTCCTTCCTGACCATATTGCATGGCTTTTATGGTGTTTGTAAGTTCTGCAAGTTCCCTTCTCCATTTTGGATACTGTAAGCAATGGTATTTTATCTCCAAAAATCTATTCGTATCAATACCGTACTTATCTTTGTTGATTGGTCTCATTTTCAACTTTAAATTTCCTCCCTGTCCGCCTGTCTTTTATTATCAAGATATCAAATCCGAACAGACTTGCTATATCCTGTAGATCGGTCAGTGCTCTGCGCATGTGGTAGGGCATCTGGTTGTATCTGTGCAGTGCTTTGTCTGCTGTCGGATCTTTATAACCTTCATGGTTCATAGTTCTCCTTTCCGTGATTCACACATTGTTTTATACATTTTTCAATTTTATCTTTGCACGCTTCACAATATTCTTTCGGTCCATACATATCTTGCATCGCCTGTCTCATGTTATGTTCGTACGCTTTTGCCGTTCCGCCTGGTCCGTCACATCCTGCGTATATTCTTATTGTGTAATACGTTGCGCCTATCGGCATCCCGCATCCGTCACATATATGTTGCCTCATTTTATTCACCTACCACAATGCTCTCTTTCTTTTACGTCCTTTTACGTATACTATGCAGTTTTCTACCGTGCACCCTCTGCTATGTCCTTCTACTCCAATATAGTTGCAACCACCCAAGCCGGTTCTGCATGCCCTGTAGATGCACGTCCTGCATTGGTGCCTATCTTCATTTGGTCCCGCTTCCTTGCTCCTAACTTTTTTTCTCACGGGGTTCTCCTTTCTCCTCCGGCTGCTGCCGTCCGGCTTTCGTCGGAGGGAATCTATATCAACCGGTTGCTGTCGTGATACAATTACCGGCAAGTGCAAGCTATTCTATTTTCTCTGCCATCCAATCCAGTAATCTGATGATCGTCTTATATAGCCATGTCTTCTTTGATTCTGCTTTCAGTACATCACGAACTCTTTCAAATTTGCGTTGGCTGTCCTCACGCTTTTTATATTCCTCGTATTCGCACATCTGCCACCATTCGCAGAATATGCAGCAGTGCGAACAGTTTTTCTTTCTGGCTTTCACGATCCAGTGTTTTAATCGTTTTCTGAATTCTTTTGGCATTATTCTTTCAGTTCCCCTCTTATGTGTTTTAAGAAGTCCTCTATTCCCTGTGCATAGCCTTCCTGGTACTTCTGGACCTTTTCAAGTTCCCTGCTACATTTTGTGTTCACTTCATGTTGCAATCTATTGGCCGTTTCTTCCATCTGGTCGTCTGGTTCTTTTTCTTCTGTCTCTTTCTCTCTTGCAGAGACTTTCATCTCTTCTATTTCTCTTTGTTTTTCTTCCAGTTCTTTCTTGAGCGTTCTTATTTCTTCGCAATCCGCATTGTCATTTTGTCGTTCAATTCCAAACGTTGCCAGCATCGCATTATCTATATCCTGTATTTCCTTTTCTGTACATGTTCTGATATACTCTCCGAATCGGTCAAGATAGGCGAATGACAGTTTCTCACATATTGCTACTGATGGTGTCATGCACATAACTTTTACATGTGTCGAAGAAGAATTCTCTTCTTTATTCGTCAGCCATGCTACTTGCGCACAGCCGGTTTCTTCTATCACTTCTGTCGCTGATACTACGACCGCTGGTGATTTCTCTCCTGTCTTACCTTTTTCAATATAGAATATATCTCCTTTGTATACTTCCATGTTATTTACCCCCCCTGTGTTTATTATTGCTTTGAATGCCGTCGGATCATAATAGCCGGATCCGTTCTTCTTTATATCATTTTTCATCCTTGTCAGTACCTCCGCCCCGTTTTATAATTTCAATCGCATGATTTATTTCTACGTAATCCGAACACGTTCCAAACAGTTCAAATTCTACGGTGCTATCTTCCAATTCTTCTATCACTTTGTCCGGATCATATGCTGTAGTATAATTTTTCAGTATCCGAATTTCTATTTTGCAATCCGTTATGTTTCTCTCAAGCTGCCGGATCTTTTTGTCTATATCATATAGACTGTTGTCGGGTATTCCTCTTAATTTCCATTGTTCTTTTATTTCTTCTGCGCGTTGTATCTCTTCTTCGATTTTCTTTATTTCCGCATCTGCGTCAATCAGTCTCATCGTTACTCCTTTCTTTCGGGTTCATCCTCTTTCATATGTACTTCAATTCCTCCGCTGCACGCTTCAATCGTATCTATTTCACTTTCCAGCAATAATATGCTCAAGTATTTTCTTGCATTTTCCGGAAGCATTCCAGCGATTTTTCTTCCCTCTTCGTTATGAATATGCACCATTGTATAGTTTTTCATTTTTTCCAATAATTCTTTCAACTTCATTTTTCCGTTACCTCCATCTTCGTTTTTTCAAAACTCAAACACTACTTCCGGTGCTTTTATAAAATTCACACCGCATTCCTCTGTGTTCTTCCGTTCTATCTTTCTGATCATCTCTGTTATCTCTTTGTCCGAGTCTTTACAGTATGCGTATCCATCCGGTGCATAGATGCCTTTTACCTTTCCGTTTATACGATCCAGTATTGTTTGATAGCTCATGTAGTTCTGCCGTGCAGCTTCTCTCGCCGATTTATAGAATGCTACGATTTCGCCGTCTTGGTTGATCTTTGCTACCTTGGTTGCTCTT